AGCGCTTATTGGTAGACCTGCACAGAAGCTCAAACTCATCGAACTTCTGCATAGCAACCTCGTCCAAATCGCGGTCCAAGGTTAAACCCTTGAACTTCGACAAGAACTTAGTTGCCGCGTAGGCATCACGGCACTCGGCCATAGAATCATAGTCGAGTGGATCGAACCCTAGGCCTGCGATCTGTTCATGCTCTCCATTTCTGTAGAGCAGCCAGATCATCAGACTTCGGGGACAATCAAGTGAACTGAGGTACTCCTCGATAACCTCGGCTTCAAAGGCCGGGGTAACGCGGAAGGTTCTCGCTCCTTTAAGGAAGCGAGCGCTATACTTCTTAGAAGACATAGCTATCATCCTATGGTTGGGTATTGCTCCGAAAGGACGTTACTTCTAGTACACGTCCTCGAAGTTATAGACCCCGTTCTTGAGCGGCGACCCCGAATTCACAGTGGGGGAACCGTCCGAGGCCGAGATCGAATCGAAGAAGAGGCTCAGCAGGTAGGCAAAAAGATTCTGCCTTTCGAGCAGGGTACTCCTCTCCGGCAACATCCACTCCATCACACAAGTGCAGTCATACGCCTTCGTAGGAGCCGGCTGAATACCGGTCGCCGTCGAAGGGCTGGTCTGCTCAAGCGTGGGGATGACAACCTTACACGTGACTTTGTAAACCCGGGACGCCTGGGTAGGCGGCCGAATCGAAAAAGTCAGTGCGGGCATTCCGAGCGCAATTCCTGGTGCTCGGTTGACCCATTTCGTCACACCCGGTTGCTTAAAGCCCTCGGGGGAGAACGTACTGGTGGCCGCAGTAGCTGCGTCGACGTTTTTCAGGTCGAGCAGCAGTGGGCCAACAGTTACTAACACGGGGGCTATTGCCGCCATGTGAAAGTACTCCTAAGTTAAACTTACGAGAGTCATCTGTTCTCTCTACTTAAAGGCACTCCGAAGAAGAGCCAAACCATTCAGAGCATGATCGACGGAAGCGAGACCATTTTTCACGGAAGGAAAGATTGCCATAGGAAAGGTCGCGAGACGCGTCCTCTCCAGCAATATAACCTCCCGGTGGTACGCCCCGTAGCCATGCTGAAGAAGGTTCGGGTTCAAGAGCGAAATGCCTTGGTAGCAGATGACGGACGCCACTTCCTGACGAGTAAATTGAGTCTGGACACCGTCCATGAAGGTCAACCCATCCCAAGCTTTTAAGGTCTCAAGATAGGGGCCAATGGGTAGGAACCAGTCAACAACGAAAGAAAATGGCAATATTTCCCATAAGAGATTTACGGGATTGGTAAATCCAGTTTGCGCCAAAAATGATATCAGTGGGTTCTCAAGTTTGTAGCGGATTACGAACCGGGTGGTGGTACGCGTGCGCGTTATGCGCTTGTGCGTGCCAGCACTAGAAGGTAAGGTTCCGCCCACACCGAGGTTCTCCACTGTCTCGAATTCTTTTGTCGCACTGGCAACTGCCCGCCGAACGAACGACTCGTCCTCGTTAAACGTGGACAAGGCGTTGAAGGCACCATGGATGTCTTGGAGTAAAGGCTTCCAGCCATACTGCAGCTCCAGCCAGTTTTGGGCTAGACTGTTAGTTACGCTGGGTCCCTTTCCACGATACAATGGCTTCCTTCCGGCAAACAAGCGGTTAGCAGCTAGAGTAAGGTTTCCCTTCTTAAGCGCTAACACGGACCCCGCAATCTTCGTCGCTGTGGTAGCAACGAGTCGCGTTGTCTGACCGATCTGAGCAAAATCCTGCGCCAAATTAGCTTCAATGTCGGCGTTGGCAGCTGAGATCAGTCTCTTGAGTGCCTTGTTGTAACTCTCCCCAGAGTGGGAAGGGTCACCGGGCACAGCATAGCGGTTGGTGTACCTATCGACGATATAGCTCCAAGAACCGTCTGAGGAATTCACATTCCATTCGACGTTGGGGCCATTCGTGTCAGTGGTACGCAATAAGACAGAATGGTTATTAACCGGATACTGTCTCGGCTTCAGCTTCTTGAAGTTCGGGGTCCGTACTCCTGTCCACGTTCTGCTTTGCAGTTCGCGAGTTCCCAAAGTAATGGTTGGAATACCACCACTACTTGAGCTCTCAACGATCCGCTTAGCAGGAATTAGGACTATTTCTGGATTCGGCCTCAGAGGGGCTGATAACCTCACCGCCTGCGAACGAGAACGATTGACTGTCCTCGCTGTTGAACTCCTACTCTTTCGAATAAGGAGCTGGTACGGGATCGTTCTACCTGAGATCGTTAGCTGCGTCATGCTCGTAGAAACACGAACACTAGCAACGCCAACCCGGGTAGTAGTCCTGATGGGGTAGGCATTCAACCACCGAGTGTACACGAAAAAGACTTTGGGTCGTCTCCCATCAACGGGATAAGTGAGTCGTCGATCGTAGCTAGCTAGGGAGTCAATCCCGAGCTCGCCCGTATCAAAGACGCACCTCCCGTCAATGAGTACATAGACCCTAATCTGCTCCGTGGCACGAAGTGTGTTTATGCTTAGTCCACCACCGCCCAACAAAGCGGCATACTCTGGGTATTCTGCATCAAAGAACGATGAGAGACCCATGGATGGTTTTTAACCACTCAAGGAACTCATCGACCTCGACACTGTTGAGGCCAAGAAGGACGCTGAGGAGAGCCAACGCGATCGCCATCAAGGCAAGATCCGCAATCCCCTTCGCCCGGTTTCCCAGGCGCTGAGGCCACGGGTCTCGTCTGAACAGCTTTCGCACAAAACTCTCCTGTTTGTTTAACTTCTTGGGTCCTAGGAGATAATCCCCTAGGTCTAAACCTCCCGGTCTACGAGTTTGAGGAGGAGGCCAACCGCGTTTTTGAAGTCGCCACCGACAGAGTATTCGTCGACAACTTCTTCGAGACACGATTCGACCTCGACGGTCTTCTGAGTCTTGCGACTCAGGAGAACGCCACCAGTGACATCAGACCGAGTTACTTCCGCGGTAGAGTCGAACTCGACCATAAAATGGTCGGGAGCATCGGGGGACCAGCTCAGATTACCCAAGCTGGAACCGATAACAAACCCATTTAACTTAATGGATTTGGTGACTCCATCACTGCCCTTAAGGGCTATGATGACACTCACTTCGGGCATAACTTTTAAAGTCTTAGTCATTGGACGCCTCTACTCTATACATCGCCTTGAGGAGCGACCTAATGCAGGTCTGAAGGTGTAACTTTTCAGTCACACCAATGGCCTGCGTCAGATCTATACGCTGCGTGGTTCCTGATACATCTGTAACGTGAGCTTGGTCACCCAGATGCACTCTGTTATTGGCCTCGTATTGCACGAAACCAAACCAGATGCTCTGATTGGTCAAGTCGTCCTTAAGTTGTAACGAAAGGACCCTCACTGCTGCTGATGACTTCGGTTCCATTTAGCACTCCTTTTAGTGATGGAATTGGAC